ATTCTACATACACAAATTTTTTTTTAGTATTCTTTTTACCAGTAATATCAGGCACAACCATAGGAACAGGAGCAACTATAGGAGAAGGAACAGGAACAATTATAGGAGAAGGAACAGGAACAATTATAGGAACAGGAACCACTATCGGAAGAGGTTCGCTTCTAATATTAAACATATTAGTATCTACCCATTCTTTGCTAATTAATAATTGTGCTTTACCGCATTCTTTATCACTTATATTCCAACAATTCAATTTTAAATTAAAACACGCATATACATATTCAGTAGAAGGGATTTTGTTTCTTTCAATAATTTCGCGTCTTTTAGTCTTAATACCTTTAAATAGTTCTGGATTATGAGAACATATATCCTTGGCATTATAAAACATTTTATTGCTTGAATCAATTGAGAATGATGTCAGAAGATTTGTCATATTTGTTTGTTTGTTGATATTATTTATATGAGAAAAATGTAAATCAATTTTTTATCAAACAACCTTAATTGTCTTATGAAATTGATATACCTTCTCTCTTAGTTCCGTGTAATATTGAAATTGTTGTTTGCTTGACACCTCTTTTTCATATATTTTACAATTCCCTGTCGCATATTTTTCCGTCTTTTCTTTTGTAATTCCTGAAGTAGGATTTGATTGAATGATTGTATTGTAAATGCGAATTGTAGACCAACCTTCCAATACTTTTTCAAAAATAAAAATAATGTCTTCGCCTGAAACATCCCTTTTCGCCATCTTCTTCTTCTCTCTTCGCTCTTTTTTATGTTGAAGATATTGTGATTGGTTTGATTGATTGTTTTGATTGAGTGGTTCCATTGATTGATTGTATACATTCACTTTAATATTATTTCATTGATAACTTGCTTCCAATTTCTTTATAATAATAACCATTGTATTGTATATCTTTGTTGTAGCATTTTGTCAATGTTTTATCACTCATTTTTAATTGTTTTATACAATCATATTTACTCGCAAATTCATTGGTTAATTTATGTTCTGCGTCAAATTGTCCCGCACCATTTTTATATAAAAATGGTTCGCCACATTGTTCTTCAAATGCTGATTTCAATTCATCCTGACAATCATCATACAATTTATAGTATGAATCTTTTGATAAAGTGTAATTTTTCACTGGATTGTCTAATGCTGCCGTTGATTCGTAACCATTCATATGTGCAGCGGTTTTTCGGTCAATATAAACATTCACTATTTCAGTTTGTTCTTTATTTATTTGTGCAATATAACCTAAATTCTGTGTCTTGGTTTGTTTTGTTGGTTCAATTTTATGAATGATACTTGGGTCTAATTCACGGTCCACAAATAACCATCGAAAACCATTATACACTAAATTTTCCATTATAGCCTTGGTCAAACTAGGGCGTTTCATTTTTGTGTCTTCTTTCATACATTCAGACACAGTTTCATAGACTTTTACAAGTCGTAATGTTTCTGGATGTATTTGTTGAAGTCTTGGACCGATTGTTGCCAATGGTTGACTAAATCCTGTCGTGATTTTCGGTTCTTCCTTTGTTGTTGCAATTGATGTTTTTTCTTGTATCAGTTTTTCAAGATTATCTATTTTTGATGACATTGATTTCATCATATTTAATAATTCGTGTATCAATGGACTATCATTACCATCGTTTTTCATTTGCATCATCATTTTTAATTGTTCGTTTTCTTTTTCTAATTTTCGTATGTCATTACTGTCAAAATATGTAAGATTGTTATTGATTATTTTCAAGAGGGTTTTGTAAGAAAGATTTTTCCCAATTAAAAATAATTCTAATTCATTTTCGTGATTCAGTAAATTATTCACTCGGTTTCCTCTAATATCTTCGTGATTGTGCAAAAAATTTTCAAACTCGTGACTTCTATTTACTGAGAAACAATCCAACAAGAGGCATTCATCATATTTGTGTTTATGTTCATTGTATCGGTTCATTATTCCTTTGCGACTTTGACCAATTTTAATAATATATTCTCCAGTCGTGAACATTTTTACTTTAATAATATAGATAATAGACCCTATGGTTGCATATTGATTTAATAATATTTTTTCTCTTTCCAAACATTGTTGTTGTTTTAATTTCATTTCCAATTCTTTGTCTTTTGATTCCTCTATTTGTTGAATTTCGACATTTTTTTGTTCCAATTGTAATTTTAATTCATTACTTTCTTCTTTTATAATTTCTTGAAATATTTCTTCTAATTTAATAAAATAATCGTGAATTTCATCTGCTTTTTTTGTTCCTGCTTTCATACAATATTTTTTGAAGGTTTCGATAGTTAACATAAAAGTTTCTTTATTATGACCTCCTCGTGTGTCGTCTGACTGCTTCTCTTTTGTGAGAAGCAATATTTTATAATCTTTTTCAATAATAAAACATTTTTCTAATAATCTTTTGGAATTAAATTTAGATGCAAATCCCAACCATCTCCATATATTATCTAAATCAATAACAAAATCACTTTTATTATAATTCAAATAGCAGTAAAAACTGGCTACAAACATTTGCTGTTCATAATCAGTAAAATGGGTTTTAACTTTTTCAATCAATTTTGATTGATAATTTCCGTTTAACTTGGTAATGGGATTTGTTTCGATAAGATTAACTATATCAACGCTCATCATATACACTAATGATGGTATAGTCTCTATATTGTTTTTTGGTTAAAAAAACAATAAGTAATAATAAGTTATTAAATTTATGTGTTACGTGTTTAAATCTTTGCCAGTTTAAATAATCTGCTGATTTTTTTCAATTAATTCTAAATAATGTTTGTATTTTTCTTTGCTGAGTTCTGATTCATATATAATTGTTTTGTTGTTATTCAAAGACCTTTTTATATTTTTAATGATATCAATTGTTGCTGTAGAATTATGATATTTGTCTATTAGATTTAGTTGCTATAAGCTAATCCGCCCCAGTGGATTATATTTTTACTTTCATAAAAATGTGGACTATTCTTTAAGTTATCACAGAGAATTGCTACTTCTCTCAAACCCATTCCATTATAGTCTCTGAACCTTCTTCGTATGCTTGCAATGTTGCACGTAGAAGCTTGGCTGCAGATTGTCCAATCCTTTTCGTTGTCACTATGCTCTAGGTCATTACCCCGAGTATTTTTTACATTTTCACGCAAAAAAGTAGTAGAAAAGGCTATTAGGATGTTCCTGCATGTTAGAAATGTTGCCTCTTTAAATACTGACTCATAAAATAGTCAGAAAGAAGAGACTAGCTGGTTATATAATGCGACATTTTCGCATATCTGCTTTACACTGTTTATCCATATTAGGAAGCAAATATCTAATATGGCAGCCAACTGTTGGGGACAGGCGTTTTTAATCCCCGACATAATTCTTAGCACGTTGTAGTTGTAGGCATACACTCGGACCTTGGCGGTATTGGTTCCCTGAACCGTAGCATTTGACAGCACAAGTTGGAGTGTCGCATTGTCAATTCTGGAGAAGTTGCAAGTCCCGCTCGGTTGATGCTCTTCTGGTCTCAAGGCAAATGAATAAACATTGATACCTTCATCGGGGCATCGAGTGTGAGATTGGTAAGGCTGGACCCACGAGAAATACGAGCCTTCGCGTTCAGAGAAGCGGTCCTGACCGTTGAGCTGCAACTTGGCAGTGACAACAGGGTTCTGTCCCCAGCAGTGCATATCAAGAGATGTTTCAGCAAGGACAAAAGTTCCGGCATCAGAGACGGAAGATTCAGGTGCTCCTGGAACACCAAGATTGGGTTGAGAGTACTGATCATTGGGTCCATTCCAATATCCCGAGAGACCGTTAGCATCGACGTCAAATGCTCCAGCATCCGTGAAAAGTCCATTGGCATCAATAAATGCGCGACTGTCCGCAGCGACAGATTGAGGTCCACCAAAGGCATGGATTGCGTTTGGAAGAGCATCAATCGCATCAGTGTAGTTGAATGGCTGTGCACCAAGAACCTTGAAAAGAGTGGCATCGCAGCTGAGAGACGAGCAATAATCGACATTCTGATCAGGCTGCACAACCCATATCAATTCTTTCACAGGGTGGTTGAAATTGAGCTTAATCTTGTTACTAGACGACCCGACAGACTCGTCGCCGGTGAATTGTAGCTGGGTGATAAGATACTCGTGGGGATTCTGTGCCATACGACGACGTTCGTCCGTATCGAGAAACACGTAATCAACATAAAGAGAAGCAGCTACGAGTGACTGATTGTAGGCAATGGTGGCAGGAACAGGGTTGCCTGGAGAGGTAGCAGAGTTAGGACAGGTGAGAGATGTAACTGCCCACAAACACTGGTCAATTGGGCGAATATCAAGGTTGATTTTAACTTCGTGATACTGTACATCACGTTATACCCCACCTTTCGGTGTATTTCATGTAACAGAGGGAGTAGTACTTATCTTAAACCATCATTAGTGTTGATTAGACACTTCAAGTCCAAAACCGTAAGTGCGTTGAACCTTCCTCATATCCTTATCATAACGGACTTAGAGGCTTGGCTGCGGATTGTCTATTTCAGGCTTATTTGCCTTCATCTGTGGGATTTTTACCATACCTGAGTTCATTATTTCTCAGCCATTTTAAACTTTCGCTTAAAAATTGGTACCTACAGCTTTAAGAGTTTCCCGAACAATTTGGTCTTGTCGCTGCAAGTTGAATTAACAACAAACAACTAGCATCTGGGAATAATTCTGAGACCCTAACATATTTTCCCTAAAGAAGAGCTCAGATTCTTTAGGATGGATACTTTTCTGCCCTACAGTATTCAAGGCAATAAGAGGCAAACTCAAACCAGGATTGGTGTTGAACCAAAACTGAAGAGGAATGTAAAGGGTGGTTTCAGGAAGAGCATTGCGAGGAGCGCAGACCTGACGAGGAGCTTGAGAGTCGCAAGGACCATCAACATCAGAGAAAGATGGGTCAGTAATAAATGTAAGCTGGGTCGTGTTACCAATCATCTTAAAATATCCGCGCTGCTGTTCAGCCGTCATAGTGAGCTGATTCCAAATGTGCATGGAATCACCATATTGACGGTCAATTCGCTGACCTCCGATTTCAACTTCAACCTGAGCAATAAGCTGCTCTCCTGGATAATCCAACCAACGAGCATACACACCAGTGCTGTTGTTGTTTATGGTGTATGATTGCCCATTTCCCATTTGCTGGTTGATCTCAGGAAGAGTCACCTGAAGATAGGTGCGGTAAGCCAAATCACCGTTTCGGCTAATCACACACTGAACACGACGACCAAAGTCAGCCTGTCCATTAAAAGTCTGCTCAATAGATTCAATTGAAAAGTTCGTGTACCTGCGATAAGTCACCTTCCAGAAAGTAATTTGAGGATTTCCCGTAAGGTAAACATCTTGTGCGCCATAAGCTACTAATTGCCGTTTATGTTTTACAGATTGTATATGCTTATTAACACACAATCACCTGACCTTTCGTGTCAGGACCAGACTATACATTAAACATCATCAGGCTAGTTAGACCATCATTTGACATCCACCGATTGTAGTCGTTGAAATTTTTCCATATGCTTACTATAGCGCAATTAGGAACTTGTCTGCGGATTTTCCATTGTTTCATCTTTAGCGTTTTTACCATTGGGTTCGGTCATTACCCGAGTTCCTTTTATTTCTTTCAAAATAAAAGTGGTAGCTAAAGCTTTAGGAGGTTCCCGCAATTTATGGTGTCGCGTATAATTTTACAATTTATACACTAGAGGGTTGCACTTTTTTCAAGCCCCCTGTTGTTGACTATTTTAACAGTTGCCCGTTTAAAGTTTAATCAAACCTCCAGCCATACCGATTTATATTATTACTAAAGAAAAAAAAATTATATTTTGATTTAATTAAATTAAAATGCTTAATAAAATAATTCTACAGTTTCTATTGTTTTTTCTGTAACATTATGTATCCAATAATTTATTTGGTCTTTTAACACTGCAACGAGGTGTTCCCATTCTTTTTCTTTTGATTTTACAATATTCAATAATCCCGATTTATTTATTTTCCAACAAGATTTAATTATTTCGCCATCATCCTTAATATATTCATCAGGATTAAATCGGATAAATACAGTTGGACGATGTCCTAAATCTATTGAGATTTCCATTATTCTTTTATTTTCACAACTACAATCATATGAATTGTGTTTATTTTCATCTATCTCAATAATTATAATATGACTGCCAACATCTAACAATAAATCAGGACGTCGTCTGGAACATCCATCTATAATTTTTTTATCATGAACCCAAGTAAAATCCCTAAAGGTCTCGGTTATTCTATTTACCACATCAGTTTCTTTTGTTTTATAATTTCTAGATACCTGTATTTCAGGAAATAAATAAATACAACACCTGGCACAATAACCATTATATTTTTTACTACCATTTGTGTCACACCACTCAGATTTGCATAAACGATAACCATCGCATATTTTGCAATACGACCTTAATTTATCGTGTTCACATATACCGTTTCCTTTACAGTCAATACAAATATCTCTTCTTTTATGATGTTCGCAAATTTCATTTCCGTCACACTCTACACAATGTCTTTTATATTTTCCGTGTTCACAAATTCCATTTCCTTCACATTCTTTGCAATAAGTTTTTAATTTACCGTGTTCGCATATAGATGTTCCTTTGCATTCTTTGCATCGATATTTTCTATTTCCGTGTTCACATAAGCTAGAGCCTTGACATTGTTTACAATGTTCTCTCCTTTGTTTATGTTGACAGATGCCTCCACCACCGCATTCAACGCATCGGTATTCTCTTTTTCCGTGAAAACATTTTTTAGGTTCATATTTTTTTAAAGGTTGTTCCATTGTGTTAAAAATAAATATATGGTTAAAATCAATTCAATTTTATTTTAGGGTCATCTAAAATTTATATGAAATCACTTAAAAAGACACCATATAATATAATATAATGGAAACACCCCACGAAAATATTGAATTTATGAAATTATTGATTGAAGATAAAAAATTAAATATTGAAAAGGATAAAATCAATCTTATTAATAGTTTAATACCAATGTGCAAAAATATTGAAGAACTTGATAAATTGCTAGATAAAGCATTTAATAATAAAATAATAAACGAAGAATTCCCGCAATTAAAACAAGAGGTCAAAGAATCATCAGCATCCATATCACACATTCAAGGACCGGTTATTCAAATATATCACAAAGATGATTTGACAAAAGTTGTGAAAGTGTTTAATAGTATTAGTGATGCGATTCGTACATTTAACACAGACCAAACCAGCGATGATAAACCATCATTTACATCAATAAAACTTGCGTTTCAACATAAAACCTTATATTTGGAACATCGTTGGAATTTGATTAATAGAGATGAACCAAATCAGAATCAGACAAGAGAGATTGGCGAAACAGTGACAACAAAACAACGAAAATGTGGACAAGTTGCAATGTTAAATTTAGATAAAACAAAAATAGTAAAGGTGTATCCTTTGTCAAAGGATGCCGCCGCAGATATATTACAACACCCATCCGCAATTTGTTCTGCTATAAAATACGGGTCTGTATTAGACAATCATTATTGGATTCATCTTAAAGATTTGCCTGTTTCTCTCAAAGAAGAATATGAAAAAAACAAACTAATTCCAGAAAAAACACCAAACATCAAAGGTATAAAAATTAATGTATTTAATGTGAAAACAAATACATTAATAAAAATATTTAATTCATATGTTGAAATAAACAATGAATTAAATATATCAACCAAAACAATAAAAAAATATATGGCAACAGGTGAAACATATAACGCAACCTATAAATTCACAATTGTTTAGAGAGAAAGAGAACCACGAAATTTGCGTTGTAATATTTTAACAGATTTGAATATTTATTCCAATCGTGTTTTATTCAATTACTTAATAAAACAATCACAACTGTCAGAAAACAATTGCGACTGTTTAAATTGAATAATAAATAATAATATAAAGACATAACAAATAAAAATGTATAATGGACATTCTTAAGGCGTTCTCTCTTATTGACGAAACTCACAATATTAACATTCAAGGAACGGTTGAAAATCCTCTTTTTCAAGCAAATCAAATAGGAAAATTATTAGGCATCATCAATATTCGTGATTCTATAAAAGATTTTGAAGAAGATGAAAGGTCTGTAGTTTTAACCGACACATCTTTTGGCATAAAAGAAACAAATTTTCTAACCGAAATTGGGTTATATCGATTATTATCGCGTTCAAGGAAAGCAATAGCAGCAATATTTCAAAAATGGATGATAAACACAATAAAAGAAATTAGGGTAAATGGAATGTATCAATTAAAACAAGAAAATGAAGTAGATAAAAAATTAATGACAATTAAAGGCGAATTACAACAACATCGTATTTATTTGGATGCATACAATAATAAAAAAATTGTATATGTATGTAAATTAAGAAATGTAGATGATAAAATATTAATTAAAATAGGAAAGTCAGAGCATCTTACAAATAGAATAAGACAAATATTAGACACATACAATAATGTAACTCCAACATTAATAAATGTATTTGAGAGTTCAGATTTTTCAAATTTTGAAACACATATTCATGGAGATAATTTTATAAAAAAATACAGATTTAATGAAACAAGTAAAAATGGAAAGGGTTCGAGAGAAATTTATTTAGTAAATGAAGAAGAGTATAATGAAATGATTAAAATAATAAAAATTATTAAACCACAGTATGATAATAATGACCTTAAATTGCTTGAAAAACAAATAGAAGCAGGTCAAGTAGAATCTGAACGACTTAAAATTCAAATAGAAGCAGATAATTCCGGAAATGAAAGAATTAAAAATTTAAAAGAATTGACAGAGGTTGAATTAAAAAAGAGAGAAATTGAATTAGAAATTATAAAAATAGAGGAAAGTATTAAAAATCAAGAAAAAGAAAATAGTG